ACCGCGAGCACTTTCGTCACGTCCGGAATCAGAAAGGTCGCCTCCGCGTGGGTATTCAACACGATCTGTGCGTTTCCTAGGCTCGGGTTCTGAGTCTGAACCGTACCCCCCTCCGCGATGTTGTTAGCCACCAGAACTGGGGGAATCGGAACGTTTACCGTGTCCCCGGAATTCGCCAACGTCGGTTCGTAATCCCGGTTGACTAAGTTACCCATCACCAGATTGGCGACAAGCGCTGGTAATGCGTCCACTGCAACCAATTTGACAATCGCACTCGAGACATTTGCTGATGTAATTGCTGGCATCTTTTCTTCCTTTTCTTGTTGCGTTCATTCAGTTGCCCGGAGTTGCTCGTCTTTCGGACTGCTCCCCCAGCGCCTATCAAAGACCTCGCATCGCCTGGCTTGCCACACGCGCGATCTCCTGGCGGGCCTTCTCCAAATCTTCCTGGCTCATGCCCGGTCGAATCTTATCCAGATCAATCCCGCCCCCACCTGTCGTTATCTTCGGCGCCGATCCCATCCCCGAGCCGCCGGTGATTCGCGCCGGCAGCAGCTCCGGATTCTCTTGGACGAACTGCGCCAGATATTCCCGCACCGGAACTTCGCCCTGTCCTCCCTTAGCGGTCAGCCGCCCGTCTTCTCCCCGCTGAATGTCGTCCTTCACGGCACGATAGGCTAAGTCGACTTTGGCGACGCCAAGCCGCTGCAGCTCTGAGCGAATCGACACGCTTCGCTCGGCCTCTTCCGCCATCTGCCGGCTCCGCTGATTCTCCTGAACTAGGTCGTTCATTCGCCGCTCTAAGTCCTCACGGCGTTTGCGCTCATCCAGCAATTCAGCCTTGTATGCAGGCTCCGCCCTTACTTGTTGGGCGCGCACAAACTCCTCGATCACCCCTTGAATAATGGGGCGTAAATCCGGGCCATCTTTCTTCGGCTCGTCCATAAACCTCCCTACCTTCCGGCTTCTAAGTCTGTTGATCGATTTCTTTTCCGATCCTGTCTTTCACTTCCTGCCTCACGTCACATAGGAATTGGAAAGCCAGCTTCTTGAACACTTGCCTCTGCAATGTCGGTGACTTGATTCCTAACTGTAGAAGCCTCTCCGCATCCAATAGCTCCGTCCCAAAGTCGCCAATATCGAATTCGTCCATGCCAGAGACATCCACGCTCAGTCCGTCTTCGCGCGCCGCCTCGATCGCTCGTAGCACGCGCTTCATGGCTTCCTTCACGGCGTCGCCATAAGCACGCAGTACCTCTTGGGTAATCGCGAAGTCTCTTTGCTTACTGAGACCCGATTGCGCCGTACTTCCCGATACCGCCCCGCCCGCGTGCGTAACATGACAAACGCGGTAGATCTCCTCCTGTAGGCGCGCCAAGTTGTCCGCCGCAATCTGGTAAACGTGGCCTTCCGGCTCCGTCCATCCAAACCGGTCCTGTGGGCCCAGTTGGATGTAGTAAGACTCACCCATCACCTGGTTCCAGTCCCGTTCCGAATACACCACCGGCATCGCAAACAATCCCATCGTCAGCGCCCATCCCAGAGCGTTCGATTTATTGAAGTGCTCCAGCTGCAGCGAGCCCGCCTTGTTCAGCAACCAAAGACCTTCCGATACCCGAAGTTCCACTATGGGGACACGTTCCTGCCGCGCCAACCCGTGCCGGCCCTCCGACACTACCTCAATTGCCCTTCGCTCCGTACCCTGCTCTGCTTGCTCATAAATGCGGTAGTTCTCTTTGTCGTAATACACCCAACGTGTTAGTTTTATCCACGCCGGATCTTCAATCTTCGCCTTCTTAAGGCTCTGCGTCCGCAGCACCACCCAGTCGTAATGACCGTGTTCGTCGTAACTCCAGTTGATTAATTCATCCGCGGCGTAACTTACTAAGTACGCTCGTGAGGCGCCCCGCTCATCCTCCTCGGCGCGTGTCCATGCCGGGTGGCCGAGCCGCGGAAAATCGATCAGGATAAAGCTCTTCCCACTAATCAGTGCGTCAATGAACTGTCTCCTGAAAAACTCCGCAACGGTGGTCCCTTTCAGGTCACAATCCTCGGTGAATTCTGAAAAGAACTTCTTCGCGCGCTCGCTTTGTCCTTCAAAAGTCAACACCGGCTCGCGGCGAAACAGTGTGGCCGTGTACCAGTCGACAATCGAGCCGATGTAGTTCTCATAGAAGCTGCGGCTCAATCTCTCCGCGTACACGTCACCTGGTTCCTTCTGACGCCGGACCAGATACCGGTCGGCATTCATCTGGAATTGCTCCCCGCCCGCATACAGGTCCCGGTACATCCGCCACGTCGCGCGCTTGCTCGCGTATTCCGGATGTTCGTGATTGATGTCGAAACTGGCGCTACCCTTGTTCATCTCGTCCTGTCTGCTAAATTAGGCGGTTGCCTTGCTCGCCAAAAGCTACCGTCGGCCGGCATTCCTGCCAGACCAGATAGCCCAACGCATCCGATAAGTGTGTTCGCTTAGGATCCTTGTCTTTGTCGATAACTCCGCTGTCAGGCTTGAACGACACCTCTTCGAAATCCATAATCAGAGCCTTACAACGCGGGTCAGTGAATAAAGTAACTTCCTCGCTCGCCGAAAAGAGCTTAGCGTTGACCAGCGCCACCCGCTCCCGCACGCTTGGGTTACTCGGCGGGACCTTGAACTTCAAGCCCCGATACGCCGTTTGCCGGAAATATTCCTTAATGATCTGATAGTCCGTGGTTCCCGCCGTCTGTAACCGCTGTCCCGAAGCGTCGCCATAAATCACGATTCCGGACTGATGATTCGGGTATCTGTCATGGAACTCCTGGCATGCTTCGGTAGTGCTCGCCCTGCTCAATACAATCTCGTCCAGAACTCGCACCTCGTCTCCGTTCTTTTGCGCCACGATCGAGCTCATTGGATCTACGTTGAAGTCCAGTGCCCAGTACAAAGGCAACCGCGGATCAACTTCCATCGCCTTCACATTGCGCGTCCGGTTGAATCCGCTGTAAACCACTCCGGCCTGAACGTTCAAGTACGCGCCCAGCACCTCTTGTTCGAAAAACTTCGGATCGTAGCTGCTTTTCAGCCGCTCATAAAAATCCGGAATCTTGTCCAGGACGAACCTGTTCTCGAAAGCTTGCGCGAGAACCACTTCATAGCCATCCACCCTATGCCGAATAAAGCGCCGGTGCACCCAGTCGAAACCCTTCGGGGTCCAGACTGCAAATCCGCACAATCGGGACGCCTTGGGGTCCCTCAATCGTCCTTCTAATCGAAGCCACGCTTCCTCGGCCGTGTAAGTCAACTCATCTAACCCGAACCACGCCAGGTTAGTGCCCCGCAGCCTCTCAAAGTCGTCCACCGACCGAAAATAGATTCGCGAACCCGTGTCTTTCATCACCAACACCGATTCGGACTTGTTGTACTCGTGCGGCAGACCGTTCTCACTAATAACTTCCAAGAAACTCGTCAACGTGGCATCCCGCAACATCGGATAAGTCGGTGCTCCAATTAGCCCCTGCCTACCAGGATTCAAGTAACTCAACCGAATCGCTTCCTGGCACAGGGCTTGGCTCTTCCCCGATCCGATCGGGCCCGAAAAACCTTTGAATCTGGCGTTCGAACTGTGAAACTTACGCTGCGACGGGAGCGGGCTATATCCTATTTCTCGGTACTTGGTCTCTCCGACAGGTCTTTCCACGTAACAATGACCTCCGCCGGTTGCTCCTCCTGCTCTAACTCACGCTGCAATTGGATCAGCCGGATGAAGTCCGCTAGCGTCACCTTCGTCTTCTCCGAGTCGAGTTGTCCTTCAATCCTGGAAAGTAGCGACGTGATCAGTTCCTTGCGGCTCTTGGTTTCGCCCGCCTGCTTTTGCTTTTGCGGAATGTCGCGGGTCTTCAACCGGGCCGCCTTTGTCGATGCTGGCATCGCAACTCCAAAAAAAACGGGCGCCCCTTTCGGAAGCGCCCAAAACAACTCTCTCCTGCACCAAACTTATCAGCCCGATTCTTAAGTCCAACCGCGACCGTTTCTCAAATAACTGAAAACGCTATGTAGATTTCGCCGAATCTGCCGTCATCGCCTTTTTCGAGCTATCACTGCCCGGTTGTTGTTCCTTCTTTTGCTCCGCTTGTAGCGTGTTTCTTATCGATCCACACCGCCAACTCCCGCAAGACAACATTCGCTACCACCACCGTAACCGCCGCCAGTGCTGGCATAGCTCGTTCCCCGGCTCCCACCAGCGTCCCGATCGCCGCCGCGCACCACAATGTCGCCGCCGTATTCAGCCCTCGCACGTGCATTCCATCCCGCATGATCATCCCTGCCCCCAGAAAACCAATACCCGGAAGTATCTGCCCCACAATTCGGTCCGGCGTGCCAAATGTCCCCGCCATCATTACGAACATCGCTGACCCCATCGCCACCAGCGCGTTCGTCTTCAGCCCGCCCTCGTGATTGCGGACCTGCCGCTCCAACCCAATCAGCGCTCCCAACCCGAGCGCCAAGAACAGTCGCGTGACGAAATCAATTGGCGCCAACGATACATGTTGCATGTCAGTAGTCCGTTTTCCTAATCGCTCGCCAGCCCCCTCAAGTTCCACCCGCAAATCTTACTGGCCTGCAGTTTGTCGCCCCCCGGCCCCGCCCAATGAGTCTCCAAACTCAAGTAGCCCTTGTATTCATCCTTCAACAAGGCCGCGATCTGCCCCTTCCAATCGATCGCCCTCGTCCCCAGCGGTCCCCACACCGGCGTGTGCCCTTCCATATGGCAATCCTTCGCATGCACATGTACAATCCGATTCGGCGGCAGCGCTGCATATCCCACGGGAAATGGGTCCTCCCCGGATACATAGGCATTCGCCGGGTCCCAAACCACCCCTAAGTTGGAATGTTTCAAACAATCCAGTACCTGCCGCGTCTCTGCGCCAGTAGCAATATTGCAGGCGTGCTCGTTCTCCAGGCCAATCGTCAAACCGTGACGCGCGGCCTTCTCCGCAAGCTCGCCGAGCTCCCGCACCACGCTCTCAAAACACGCTTCCGGCTGGATTACTCGCCAGAAAGAAAACACCCGGATTATCTTCGCTCCCAATCTCTTGGCGATGAAGAACGCACGCTCTGCCAACCGTGGCTGGTCTTCAAACGTGTGCTTCGACGCGAAAACATCGTGCTGAAACCGGCTGTCCACTGGCGGTGAATCCGGCAGCAAACACTTGAACAGTGGCGATGCAATCGAGATTACTTTCAATCCGCCCGCAGCCACACGCTCAGCCACCAGATCCAACTCCGCATCGGAAAGATCTATGATGTTCCTTCCGGATATCACGCGCAGCTCTACCCCGCTCATGCCGATCTCTTGCATTGCCTGCAGTGCAATATCG